GTGGCATAGGTGACCTTTCGTGACTTCCGGCCGCCGTACTCCCCGCCGTCAAACAGGATGGCGGCCAGGTCGGCCCCTCGACCTCCCGCAATGTCGATACCGTCGCGGGACCGGAACACGTCGACCGAGGACACGGCCCGCCGTTGGATTCGCGTAAACGCGGCGTCGTGCATCTCGGCCACGACCTTGGGGCCCGCCTCTTGAATGTTGGCCACCAACGCCCGTTGGAGGTCCCCACCGACGGCCCGGCGGAGACTGTTGGAAAAGTGCGCCAGGCCCGTGACGTCGATACTGGCGGCCACGGACGTTCACTCCCTACGGGAGAGGAGGTCAATCATCGTGAGGATCACGGCGTCTCCCTCCTCCTCTAGTTGGCTTACGGGGATGCCGGTTCGGATGGCGAGGGAACAGAGGAGTCGGCCCCACGACTCTTCGGGGAACCCTTGGGCCTCTTGGCGGCCTTGGTAGGGCCCGGGGCCTCCCGCACCGACTCCCACGACGTACAACGGCCCGCGAAAGCTTCAAAGGTGGAGAGGTCCCCGTTGATAGCCCCGGTTCGGACGGCGGCGTGATGCCCCAACCACGTGACCATGTCGTAAGTCATGTCCTCGGTCAGGGCACTCCGACCGGTGGCCGACTCCCAAGCACGAACGTCGCGGAGGTCATAGGCAACCTCGACCTCTCGGCCGTCGTCCAGGTCGAGGCGGAGGCGTTGTCCAATGGTCACGGGGCGAGCGCCACCTCATCGGGGCGGCCCGTGCAATCGAGGACCTGGGTAAACGCCAGGGGGTCACCGGCGGCCCCACCAAACGGGACGTCGGAGGTTGGCTTGCATTGGCCAGACCTCCACGCGGCGGCCGGTTCCCCGAGGGCCACCTCATAGTCAATCTCGGTGACCGGGTCGGTGATGTAGGCGTCATGGATGATGGCGCACACCCCGGCCACGTCGGTCCAGTCTTGGAACCCTTCAAGGTTCAGCTTGTAGTTGGAGGTGGAGAACGTCTCGGTTCCGCAAAAGGTCTGGGCCTCCGACGTGGTCGGTTCGTCGGTGACCTCGGCACGGGAGAGTTGGCACTCGACCTGGGCGTCCCCAAGCTTCAACGTGAGTTTCTTCAACAGGGTGGCCACGGGGTTACTCCTCTTGTGTCATGCGCGGACGCGGACGGTGATTGCATAGCCGGGCAACTCCTGACCGGCGACGGTGACGGTGATCGGTCGGGCGTCGACCGGTTCACACGAACGGACCCCGGCCAGGTCGGCGGAGGCCAGGGCGTTGGTGACGAGTTGGAGGTTGCGCGAGAGGGAGAGTTGCGCGTCCCGGTCGTTGTTGCGGGCCACGACCAGGGTCAGGGGGAACGTCCACGTGGCCGAACAGAAACCGGAGAGGGTGTCGAGGTAGTCGACCGACGGTTGGGCGATGACCACGGCCGGGGGCCGGATCGTGTCGGAGACGTACCAATACGTACGGACGAGGCCGTCGAGGACGTCGGCCATTGCCTGACTGATGTCGTGGGTGAGAACCTCGGTGGTGGCCATGTCAGGCCACCGGGATGATTCGGTACGGGGCCTCTAGGGCGGCCACGTCGGAGTCGTAGGCTGGGCCCCTGGCGGCGGTGAAGTCGCCCCCGGCCCCCGAGAGGCCGACGATGCCCTCGGGGGAGTTGCGTCGGGCGGCGAGGCGTTGGGTCATCAGGAGGACGGCCTCGGTGAGGTCGGCGGGGAACAACTCAACCCCAAAGTCGTCGGTGGGGTAGAGGACCCGGGTGGCCTGTTGCTCTAGGGCGGCGTCCAACGACTGTTGTAGGACGACGTCGTCGGCCGTGTCCTCGGCCGCCAACCCCAACCAGGCCTTGACCTGGTCGAGGTTGGGGGCGGAGGGGTTGGTCACGATCCGGCCGTGCACTCAACCAACGCGGCGGGCCGGACAACCACGGTCTTGGACCGACGCTCGGCCAGGAGCGTAAACACGTTGGTGAGGAACGTGTCGGCGTGAGAGTCGGTGACAAACAGGCTGATGGCCGACCGGAAAAAGTGCTCGACCCCGGCCCGGAAGTCTCCGACCGTCGCGGTACCGGCGGGCTGGGCCGACGATGCGATGGGCGTAAGGCCCCAGAAGTTTTGCCGGATCGTGGGCCCCAGGAGGGTGGCCCCCATTACGGCCACGTCCATGTCGGCGTAGTCGGCGGGGTTGAGGAGGACCGCGTTCGGCATGTAACCGGCGGCCTGAACGGTGCCGATGCCCACCCGGATGGCGGCGACCAGCTCGCCCCCACCGGTGGCGGTGGGCAGGGTGGCGGCGGCCAGGGCCGTGGCGGCGTGTTCCTCCTCCTCGCGGGCAATCTCCCGGCGGAGGGCCCCGTCGATGTAGGACCGGACGGCGGGGTAGTCCTCGATCATCTGACGGGTGAGTTGGGTGTATGCGGCGATCATGTCGAGGGTCCCCGGCGTGACGGTCGGCCCAAACTCCACCGAGGGCTTGGCGGCCTTCTCTGCCACGGTGGCCGCGCTACCGGCCTTGACGGCCCATGACACAAACTCGATGGCGTTCCCCGAAACCTGAATCTGGGTGCACGCGTCGAGGAGAGGGGTCGGCGGGACCGGGGCCGTGGTGTCAACGGTGGTCTTGGTGCCGGTCAGTCCGGCGGCCACCATGTCGGCCACCCCGGTGGGCAGGGCCCGCGACTGTAGGTCCCCGTCCTCGATGGTGAACACCCCGGAGGAACCCTTAAACCGGTAGGTCTCAAACTGCTCTGACCTGGTGAACAGGTCACCGAGACTCGACGGCCGGGTCTGCACGGCGGTGGCGGACTGGCGGGCCTGAGTGGCCTTGGCCATCTTCCCGTCGAGGGCGTCGGCGGCGGCCTGCTGCTCCAACAGTCCGTTGAGACTGGCGACCCGGGAGTCAAGTTCAGAGGCCCGAGTCTTTAGGTCGAGGAACGTGGGGTCCTGGGGATTGAAGTCCTCGGACTCGGCCATTGCCGTGGCGGCGGCGATGCATTGGTCACGCTCGGCAATGCGCTGTTCAAGAATGGTGTTGCTCGACATGGCGGGCCTCCTCGGCACGCTCGACTAATCGAACGGCGGAGGAGAGTGGCCGCGATGACCGTGTCCTCGCGGAGCCTTAGCGCACCGGCCCGGTCGGTCTCGGTGACCAGGTCGACGGACCAGGGGGTCCGGTTGTTCACGGGTCGGGGGTTGTCCCGCACCAACTTGTGGAGGTCACCTTACGCCCGTCGGGCCGGAAGTGAGAGAGGCCAGGAACGCGAGGGCCTCCTCACGGGCCGAGTCCCTCTCTGCCGACCGGACCAGGAGGACACGCGCTTGGTCCCCGTAGGCCCCCGCCCCGACCGGCGACACCCCGACCAACTCGGCCTTGTGGTGCCGGACCAACAGGTCCCCAGGTCCCCGTTGGACAAGGTCAAACTTGCGGCGGAGGGGGCGGAACTCGACGGAGAGTTGGTCGAGGACCTCCTCACGGAGGAGGGTCAGGACGTCCCGCCCGGCCGAGGTGTCCACGATCCGGAGGCGGCCATACATGCCGTCGGCCTCGTCCCTCAACTCGACGGCCTTCCCAATGTTGACGGCCCGGTTGTGCTGTTGGTCGGTGACCTTGACCCGGGAGGGGTTGCCCACGGCGGCGGCGAAGGCCCCCCGGGTGAACACCTCGTGTAGGCCGTTGCCGAGGTCGGCCTCAACCTCATAGGGCACGAGCTTGGCGTCGATGATGCCGGTGTCGGGGTCGACGGCCTCGACGGTGGCGGCGGCCCGTAGGTACGTCTGGTCGGGGTCGACCAGGAGGGCGGCGTCGGTCATGGCTTGCCTGACTTTCGGGTCGTGGCCTTGGTGGCCTTGGTGGCCTTGGCCTTGGTGCCCTTGGTGCCCTTGGCCTTGGTGGCCTTGGTCTCGACCTGGCCGATGGGCCGGGCCGGGCGGCGGCGTTCCGGTAGCGGGGTCATGGCGTTGGCCTCTCGGTGTCGGGGTTGGGGCGGAGCCATCCGTCGGCCAGGGGGCGGACCGGCGGCGGGGAGGGTGGGGGGTCGGGCCGGTCGTCGTCGTGGCAGTCGCACCCCTTCAACCGACGGAACGGCCGGGGTGTCATCGGAGGGCCATCGGTCGTGACCGGACCGAGGCCGGGGAAGGCGCGACCTCCGACCCCGGTCCGGTTGACTCGACGGGCCCCCCGTCGAGGGCGTGAACGTCGAGGTTGCCCCCGGCGTCGTTAATCATCTGGCGGGCCTCGGCAACGGTGAGGATGCCGTTGGCTACGCCTAGGTAGACCTTTTGCACGGCCTCCTGTTGGGACAGGGCCCGGGTCTGGGCCTGGTCCTGGGCGGCGGCCGGGAGAGGGGGCAGGCCTTCCAACTCTCGGCACTCGTCCACGGTGAGGACCCCGGAGCTGATGGCCAGGTTGTAGCCCTCGAAACGAACCATCGGTTCGGGGTTGGAGAACCGGTCGAGGTCGACCACGCACCCTTGGTTGCCGGGGAGGAGGGCCGTCAACACGTCCTGAACGGCGGCGATCCACGGGGAGAGGCCAAAGTCCCGGTGGCGCGACCAATACTCCTGGGCGTTTTTGTAGGTGGCCGAGTTGGAGAGGGACGTACCGAGGACCTCGGGGTCGAGGGCGAAGGCCATTGCCACGTCGGCCACGGACAGGCGTTTGACCTCCGCTAGGGCGGCGTCGACCGGGGACAGGTTGAGGGGCACGAACGACGTGTATGCGTTGAGGACCGCGATGGACCGACGGTCACTCCCGTGTGAGGCCATCCACTTTCGCTTTAGCTCGTCGGCCTGGTCCTGGGTCATGCCCGTCATCGTCTGGTCAACCTTTAGGTAACCGGCGGGGATGCCTGACCGGAACGTCCCCGACGTGTATGCCTCAATCTGACCGGAGAGTTGGAAGGCCGACGGGTGGGCCTCAAACACCCCGGCCGTGTGCCCATCGACGTCGGTGGTGAAGTGGGGGTTACGGAGGGCCACGAGCCAATAGGTGAACGGCCCGATGGTGACCCGGCCGGTGCGGTCGAATACGACCCGGTCCTCGGGGGCGGCCCCGTTCGATCCGAGGACCCACCGGAGGGACCCGTCGTCGGCCCGGACGGTGTCGAGGAGGAACGGGTCGAGGACCTTTAGCGTGCCCGCTACCGGTTGCCCGGTCTCGTCCTGCTGACAGAGGAACGCCCCGGTGCCGTAGTGAATGGCGGACCGGAGCCACGTCGACCAAAAGTTGCCACGGGTGAGTTTCTGGGCGTCGGCAAACACCTCGGAGGGGAACGGAAAGTCGGAATCGGACCGCACCAACATGGGGTCCGTGATCCACCTGGGGCGGGACAGAGGTCGGCCGCCGAACCCCAACTCTTGGACCTTGAAGGGGGCGGCGGTGAGGGGGCCGGTGATGAGGGACGTGGCCCTCGTGACGACGGGGAGGCCCGCCCCCCATCCGTTGGGGAACGGGCCGTTGGGTCCGATGGGGTAGGCCCCCCCGCCGGTGTCGACCCCGTACCACCAGATAGGCGGCGTCTCGGAGGGGTTGACTCCGCCGGTCAAAAAGTCCCCGGCGGTTCGGGCGTAGCGGGCCCGGGTGGCCACCGGTGGCGGGGGGGTGGACCGGAGGCGGGACGGTGTCGGCATCTCAACCCTCAGGGGAGTGGGGAGAACAGGGGCACTACGCCGACACTGGCGGGCCTCACTCTACGCCTGGTCGACCTGGCGGCCAGGTCAGGTGAAACACGCCCCGTTGTCACACTCCCCGTTCTCGTCGTCGTCAAACGACAGGAGGGGTTGCCCCTGGTCGATGGCCTCACGGAGGGGGATGCCGTACCGGGTCAGGTAGACGGGGTCTTTTCCCAACATGGCCCGCCGGTCGATGAGGGTTTGCTCTAGGTGACAGGACCGCTCAAACAGGTCGGGCCGGGTGCGGGCCATGTCGGACCAGGCGGAGGGCTTGTGGAAGGGGCAAAAGAAACATGACGACTTGTCCGGCACCGGGAGGCCCCCGTCACGGATGACGGCCGCGCACCCCGACCGGTTGAGGTGGAGGCCGGTCTCCTCCCCGACCGACACGAGGGGGTAGACGAGTCGCTCATAGGGGGCGGCCTTCCGGTTGTTGATCCGGGCCACCTCGTCCTGACTGATGCCCATTGCCACGACGGCGGGCGTGGTCGGACTGGCCCCGCGTCGCTTCACCTCCCGGGCCATCACCCGAATCTTGAAGTCGGCCGTGCACGACCGGGTGCCGGGTGCCCCGTTACTCATCCGGACCGGGATGGGGAGAGACCTCGACCCCTCTTTCATCAGGCGGCCCCACAACGTCTCGGTGGTCCCGTCGCGTCGGTGCCGGTCTATCTCAACCAACTCGATGCCGTGGGCCTCGGCGTACGGGCGGGCCACCTCGCGGACGTATCGGAGGGTCTCGGGGTTCTCCGAATCGTCCCCGACGTTGGCGAATAGGAAAACGTCAAAGTCGATCCGGAAGGTG